GTTTGCTGAGACTGTTGAGTACTACAATTACTGGTTACAAGCAGCTATCTACAAGAAACTTGTTTCAGTCAAGTTTGCAATAGACAGTTCTTGGAAAGTAGAGTTCAACTTTATTGTCATCGATAAATACAAACAAACATATGTGTTTCCGGTGTCTGATGAAACAATGAACAAATGGTACTTGACCGGTCTCAGTAACGCTCTTGTAAAAGCAAAATATCATTATGACAAAAGAGATTTCTCTTTACCATATGATATGATTGTAACAAAAGTCGTACTGTAAAAATAATTGTATGATCAAATCCCTATATGAAGGATATTTTCAAAAATCTGGTGTTTTTTTGTACCCTTTGCTGGATATACCTAAAGGCACCAGTGTTACTCCAATAGGAACTTATACATCATTGACAGATCATTATACTTGTGATGACTGTAAATTGATTGTTACTTATCATTTAAGGGATGACCCGCAGTTTGTATTGTTTGAAAAAACAAAACTTTTAGGAAGTAAATACTATGACTATTATTTGGAAACAGATGATAAAATAGGAGTTTATATTTTTGATTTATCAGACTATAAGCAAGATTGGGATTACTTTGTGTTAGGTAAATACTCAAAATTCTCTAAAGATTTAAAAACAATAGTTTTAAATCACTTTGCTAAAAGTAAGAAAAACTATGTATATGTAAATAGTTATTTAAATCCAGAAATGTATTTTGATATCTATTCTAACCTTTTAGGATGCCCTGCAGATCTCTTAAAAAATGTAGGTGAATTATGTGATAAACCTGACCTGCAGAAAGAAACTTTACAAATAGAATTAAAGGATTTGGAAAGAGAAGGTTTATTTCTAAATTCGCAATAAAATACAGAGAATATGAATAATTCAATGATGATTGTTAAGTCCGAATGGAATAACAAACCCACAATTAAAATGATGCCCATCTCAACTGGCTGTCCTTATGTTGAGTGTATCTATGATCCAGAGTCTAAAGTTTTGGCCGTTATTGGCATAACTAGAAAGAGTGTGTTTCATATGATGCCAAAGCTAGATGACAATGGTGACGTTGTAATGAGAAAAGTTAAAACAGACGGTGCTAAACCATACAAAGAAGACAGAAGAAGTGTTGAGACTTTCCAAGAGTATTATATTTCAGATAAAGCCCAGATCATGGAGTTTATGGAAATGTTTGCTTGTAATTTCAATACTTGTTTAGAATTTTTTATGGAATCAACTCCAGAAGTAAGTGCAGATCAAAAAGCTGTATAATAATCTATTGACATAAAGGGGTGTAAAAACCCCTTTTATGTTTTACTTAAATACGGGGGAACAGCTTAACTGAACAAAAATGGATATGAATCATTGGGTCCATGACTATGAAACGCTCATTAACATGTTTGGTGCTGTGTTTCAACACTACAAAACAGACGAAACAAAACAGTTTGTGATCCATAGACTAAGAAATGACATTGTAGAATTAGTAAAATTCTTAAATCACAACAAGGACAACAAGGAATGGCACATTAGTTTTAATGGTTTGAACTTTGACGCTCAGATTACTCAGTTTATTTTAGATAATCAAGAAGAGCTAGTAAATGAAGATCCAATGCATATAGCACATAAGATCTACAACTTTGCTCAGAGTGTTATTGAAAAAACCAGTAATAATGAGTTTCCTCCTTATGCTCCCCACCAACTTTCTATAGGTCAGATAGATGTATTTAAGCTAAATCATTGGGATAACCCTGCTAAAAGATCTAGTTTGAAATGGATTCAGTATAGTATGGATTGGTATAATATCCAGGAAATGCCTATACACCATAGTACATTTATAAATACTATGGCACAGATTGACGAGGTAATGGAGTATTGTGTTAATGATGTTGAGTCTTGCAAACAGATTATGCTTTTGAGTAAAAGTCAAATCAATCTGAGAAAGAACTTGACAGAACAATATAATATAAATCTATATAGTGCTTCTGAACCAAGAATTGCCAAAGAATTGTTCTTACATTTTTTAACCCGAAAGACAGGGATTAAAAAATATGAATTAAAACAACTAAGAACACTTAGAGATAAGATCAAGGTTAAGGATATCATACTACCTTATATCAAATTCAATAGACCTGAGTTTAATCTTATCCTAGATGAGTTTAATTCTTTTGAACTTGATCCCAATAATACCAAGGACAGTTTTAAATACTCTATGGTTCATAAAGGAGTTAAGACCGATTTTGGTTTAGGTGGTGTTCATGGAGCTAGATCTAGTGGAGTTTATGAAGCTAAAGACGGTATGATTATCATGTCATCAGATGTAACTAGCTTTTATCCAAATTTAGCTATCAGAAATGGATGGTCACCGGCACATCTTCCTAAAAAAGAATTCTGTGATCAGTATGAATGGTTCTTTGATGAAAGGGTAAAAATCCCTAAAAAAGACCCAAACAATTACGTTTATAAGATCATTCTTAATAGTACATATGGTCTTAGTAATGATGAGAATAGTTTTCTGTATGATCCTGAATTCACAATGAGGATCACAATTAATGGCCAACTAAGTCTGGCTATGTTGTATGAAATGCTAAGTATAGGCATCCCGGGTTCTGTTCCTCTTATGCAGAATACTGATGGTTTAGAGATGATGATCCCCGCAGGTATGAAAGATAAATATCTAGAAATCTGTAAAGAATGGGAACAAATGACTAAACTTCAGTTAGAACATGGAGAATATTCTAAAATTGTCCTAGGAGATGTTAATAACTATATTGCTGTAAATAGAGAAAAAGAAGTTAAAAAAGAGGATTTTGACAAACTTAGGTCTGAATTTCCTCACTATATTTACAGACAAGACGGGGATACATTCTTTTATTCTGCAACTAAATGTAAAGGTAGATTTGAGTTTTTTGAACTAGCTCTGCATAAGAATAAAAGCTTTATTATTATACCTAAAGCAGTTTACCATTACTTTGTGTTCGGTACATTACCGGAAATGTATCTAGCAGAAAATAGAAACATATTTGAGTACTGTGCCGGTATCAAAGCTAAAGGTGACTGGGAATTTAGAGAAGACTGCATAACCAAGGGTCTACTTAAACACAGAAAGCTTCAGCACATTGTCCGCTATTACATATCTCTAAATGGTTGTAAAATCACTAAGAGAAATAAAGTGGATGGTAGAAACTTTCAGGTAGAAGCTGGTTCTTGGAAACAGACAGTATTTAATATTGCTGAGAAGAAAACCTGGGGAGAGTATAGGATCAATGAAGACTATTATCTGCAAAACATTTATAAGATGATTGAGTCAATACAAAAAACAAAAAAAACAAACCAATTAACAATGTTTTAAACATGACAAAAGAATTTTTTACAAAGCATGTGGTTGAACGTCGCATAGAATTAATTAAAAAAGTTTTAGAAGCAAAGGGTACGGAATATGGTGCTGATAAAACTGCTTTCCATAATTTTATTAATGGTTCTAAACTTAGTTTTCATGCAACAGAACAAGCTTTTGCTTGGGAACTTATGTGCAAACACTTACAATCTATAAAGGATATGATAGATGATCATCAAAAATCAATGATATCTCCTTCTAAAGAACAGATTGAAGAAAAATTTGGTGACGCTATCAACTATCTTATTTTAATTGAAGGGATGTTTAAAGAAAATCTTCCTTTAGATGATAAACTTAAATATACAATTACAAGTGTTTAAATATGAGTACTAGACAGTTAACAAAAAAAGTTAAAGAATGGTGTGAAATAACAGAAACAACAGTTTCTGATAAACCTACGTTAATCGACCCTTCTAGAGGAGGTTTAAGATTTGCTTTAATGGCAGAAGAAAATAAAGAATATTTTGATGCTATTTCTGAAAATGATCTTGTTGGTGTTGCTGATGCTCTTGGAGATATGTTATATATTCTACTAGGCACTGCTCTAGAACATGGGTTACATGAACATTTAGAAAAAATTTTCTATGAAATTCATAGAAGTAATATGAGTAAAATGGGACCTGATGGAAAACCTCTTCGTAGAGAAGATGGTAAAATCTTAAAAGGTCCTAACTATTTTAAACCAAACATAAAAAAAATAATTTATGAGTAAAACAGGAAGTATTCAAATTCATAATTCTAAAAGAAGAATTATGGTACTAAATGAAGAAACAGGAGAAAAAGAAAGAAAAACTGTTTCCGGCTATATTGTAAAATCAGTAGGTAAAAATGGGGAAATCCTACAATCCTCACAGGTGTTTAATGATGTCAAAGCTGTAAAAATTCACTTAAATGCAATGGACAAACTTTGGAATACTGGTTCATTTAAAGTTATTCCACAAGACCATACAGAAGAACAAAAATTTGTAACGCTAGGTCTAGCAGAACCAGGAAAATAATATGGAAAAAGAATTATCATACGGAGAAAGATTAATAGGAGTATCTGCTAATTCATCAGGAAATGAAAAAGTAGATAAAGCAAACAAACTTTTTGCTGAAGCTGCTGACTTACTTAAAAGTCATATCTTGGAAAAAAGAGAAAAAGAAGGTGTAGATATTATCACTGCCGACCTGTTTGGTCACGCCATATGTGAAATACTCAATGCACAAATGTGTACTGTTAAAGTACTAACTTTTTCTGATACAGAACAGTAGTCTGTTACCCACACTCAAGACTCTTCGATAAACTAAAGGGTATAAAGACCCCGGTGTAATTACCGGGGTTTTTTATTACCTTCCTTGTCCTCTATAGGTCTTCTTATAGTTCTTACTAGATTTAAGATGACTTCTCTTAGATTTAGCGTGAATGCCAGGTCGTTTTCTCTTACTATCCTTGGGAGAAAAACTGTTTTTTGTGTTTGTTGTTTTTGCCATTATCTTCTTTCTCTGCTTTCTAGTGATTTCATTGCGTCTATAGGTTGTACTACTTTACCTGTCAATGCTATACTTTGCATTAGTGGATTCCACAATTTGCCTGATCCTTCTTGCTGCCATACGTATGGTCCGACAGATCTTTTATATAAAGCTGATGTATCTCCGGTGATTAAGTAATCTATATAATCTGCAGTTCCACCAAACAAATCTATCCAGCGCTCTAATGTAGCACTTGTAGCAATAGATTCCATTTTTACTATACCCAAATAATCATCGAATCCCATTCCAAACCAAGGCAACCATGAATCAGATTCAGATTCTACTTGGATAGCTAGGTTCAAAAGATGATTTTCAAACCAGCCTATCGCTTTAAATGGATGATTGGGATCATCTACTGTAAATGGTAATGGAAGAGCCCCACTCTTTTTTCTTAGTTTTTCATATCTATCCTCATCATCTGGATCATACCCAAAAATAAGACCTATCAATAACTGTGTTATAACTATAAGACCTCCTATTTCTGTTAATGTTTTTCTAGAGGCTACGATTTCATCATCCGTCATGTTTTTTACATTCATCTTATAGACAGTAAGCATTCTCTTAACTGCTCTAAAGAACTGAACATAATAACCCATTGCTATACTATCAAGGTTACCATCATATCTAGGTACAATCATTCCATTTTTATATCTAGCTTGCCATCTGTTAATGAACATTTCAGTAAAATATTTTTTAAGGAACATGATCATTCTATAAAGAAGGAATCTATTTGCTAGTGGCTGATTGAACTCATCATAGGCACCATTAAGTCTGTTAGTTACACCATGAACTTTTTTTACAAAACTAGTAAAGTTTTTACCTCCGGGGGCATAAGTAGGATCAACACCTTGTTTTAGTTGTATTACTCCATCTTTTACTTCCCAAGCATCACTGTATTTAATCTTTGACTTATTTCCAGAAGCATCTGTAACCTCAACAAGTTCTTTGGTAAGCATTGCCCCAAAAACACTAAGTGTTGAGTTTAATTCTGTCCATTTACGGATATTGGTCATAAAACTAAGATCAACTACATCTCTAACAGCAGATTTAGATATACCAGCTCCTTCATTTATCTTAGATTTTAATCTTCCCTGAGAAGGATCCATTAACTCTACTAACTGATAGTTTACTGATTTAGGACCAAAATTATAGATTTGAGTACTAATTTCCATAGTAACCATATTGGACCAAACTGTACCTCTACCATAATCAGCCCAGTTAAAATGTTCTCCTCCTGAGGCCTCAATCATAGATTGGAATCTAGCTCCAAAACTATTTTTAAGTGCTGCCGGGATATTAAAAGAAAAGAACATCTTAGATGACATTGACAACAGACCATTAGAAAACTTATTTAGAAGAGTATTATTTTGACCATAGCCGGTCATAAGCTTACCTTCAAATTCTCTTTCTATAAAAGCATTGATAGCCTGAGCTCTGATATTAGTATTTTTAGCAGATGCCGGAGTCATTATACTAGCGGCTACTCTGTTAATCCAGTTAAGTCCTTTACCAACAGATGTAAGATCTTGCTTTAATTCATAAGGTGGAGTTGAGATTAGTTTTTGCAAAGCTTTTGCTGTAGGCAACATGTCTAATAGTGTTTTTTGACGAACACCAGATTGCATATATCTAGTCATACTAGTAAGCATATCCATTGAGACTACATCAGTTTCAAGATCATACATACCAGTAATTGGTATTCTTATGTTATCATCATCAAAAAGATCTGCTTTAACATACATTTCTCTTTCATCAGGATTGAGCCCATCTTCCAAGTCATCTACACTTTTTGCAAATAATGATTTAAGATTTTTGAAAAAACCTGAAATCGAGTTTTGTTTTACATTCTCATTTAATGATCTAGAACTAACTACTTCATATTGACTTGCTCTGTATCTAGGATATTCTACATCAAGTCTACTATTATAAGGCAGGTCTTCCTGAAACTCAAGATGTTTTTTAAGAAGAGCCATAGACAAATCAAATTTGGCTTTGCTAGTATTTTTTAAATTCTCATACTTCTCATTTATATATGTCTTGTCTGCAGAATTGTATTTAGGAAGCCATTGACCACGCATATCCACAGTTGCTTCAGTGATATCTCTACCCTGATTAATTGCTTCGAGCATGTTCAATCTTTCTGTCTTTAGTTGTATTTCATTACCATTTTCATCAGTATATGAATCTTTTACTTCTGAATAATGATACTCAATACTAGGTATTCCTTGTATAGGAGGTAATTCTTTACCATTCTCATCTTTGATTATGGTCTTCTCATAATATTTTGGATTTTTAGGCTTAATATATGTCCAAGCTCTTGTTGGAGTATATTTTACCACAAGAGTTCCATCTCTCTGTGTAAATTCTTTTGTGATGTGGTTACTTCTAAACCACTCAGCAAATTCAGGATGTAGATCAAGAAGAAAAGGTAGATGAACCGGGTCATACAATCTATCAATATCAGATGCATTAAACTGACTTTGATTCAAATTGTCTTTTATATAGGCAAGAGTCTTTGGATTGTTTGTTATAAAGTCATTTACCGTATCTATAAAATTTTGAGATGGTACTCTTGACCTAAGACTATTAAGTCTAGAAAACAAAGCTTTTCTTTTTTCTATAACATCTAATTCTACATCAGATAGTTTGCCTTCTCTGCTTAATTTATTTCTTAGATTGACATACATTTCATTTTGCTGTTCGGTTGGAGAATTACCTTCTCCCTCAGAATAAAGTCTTACCATTTCTTTATACTGATTATACCAAGACCACTCATCTCTAGTTAGAGAACCGGGTGTTTCTTCTTCAGCTGAATTTTTAAGTTCCTCAAACTCTTCCTCAAGAGCCTTTATTTTTTGTAAAAGAACTTCCGGCATTTCATTACCTATAGGATGTCTATTTTCATCCTTATAAGAACTCATAAGATCATTGATAGTCTTATGTATCTCTACAATTCTTTTTTGATTAGGATCATTAGCAGAAAGAGCAGATAGCTCCATAAAGATATCAGCCTGTTCTTTGTAGAAGTCAGCATTAAGCTTGATTACAGTATTGTTAGCAAGCCATTCTTTAAGTTTAAGTTCATACTCCTCAGACCCTTTTTTAATTTTAGGGGTACTGGTTTCTAAAGACTGCATAAAATCTAAGTATGCATTTTCAAATGCTCCTTTTCTGAGTGGCCATTTCTTAAAGTTTCTGGTTAGATCATAGTGTTCTTTAAGTCTAACAGCTACTTTATAATCCATAGAGGTTTCTGGCTTAGGGGAACCATCTGAATAATACAAACTTCTAAGTTGTTTATATTCTCTCCAGTAGATCTTAGCTGAGGCTGCATTCTCTAATATTTCTTCAGGGGTAGTGATATTACTATTTAATCCTCTGATTTTAGATAGTACATCCTCTCTTCTTTTAAAAGCCTCTTGTCCAATGTCATCAAGAAATAGACGGTCTGCAGCATAATATGCATCTGTATATTCCCTATGCATATACTTTTCTCTAAATTGAGACAACTCACCTAATGCTTTTACATATTCTAGCTTTGTTTCATCAGAGTTGTTAGAGTTTATATTCTCTTTTGCTTTTTCTAACTTGTCTTCTAGATTTTTTAGGTCACTATAAAAGTTTTTGTAGGGAGTCATGAATTTGTAAACACTCTTTGTTGTGTTTCCTAATTCATCTTTTTCTATGATATCAAGGAAAAGCAAATCTTTACCCATATGCATCCTAGAATATGCTGAGGTATAACCGGCAGCATTCATCAAACCTTCTACATCATTGATAAACTTATTATACTTTTGTTGTATAATAGTGCTCATTTCTACAAAACGGTTCTTTACATAAGAGCCAAAACCTAGAATAACAGGATCCTGGTTATTCATAAATCCTTCTAAATACACACTTAGTGCTGAACCAACATCACCTAGCTCTCCTTTTAGATACTGTTTTATTTTATCAGGGGTGAGTTTTACAATTTCATACTCTCTCTTGTATAGGTCTATTACAGCTTGGCTAGCTCCTTTTTCTTCATACTTTTTAATTATTCTCTGATAATGATTGTCAATTCTTTCAATTAACGGTGTGAGTTGATCAATGTATAGTTCAGATAATCCAGCCTCATAAATCTTGTTAGTGTACTTTTCAGAGTTTTCTATGTTGTCACTTATTTCATTGATAAGGTTGAATAGCGGATGACCTGATTTAAAATCAGTATTTTCTCTGAGTTGTTCTTTAGCTCCTATGATAAACTTTTTCCAATCCTTCATTACTCTATTTAAATAGAATGCTTTAGACAAAGCAACTTGAGAATTTAATTGGTCCTTAGGATTAGTACTATTGAGCATCCTATTGATTTCCTTAAAATGCTCAAATATTCTTTTAGATGCTGCATTAAATCTAAGCAAACTATTAAGAAGCGCGTTAGCATGTTGGGCCATGTATTTTTCTTCTTCTTCTTTAGAAGCAAAAACCCTTTCACCTTCAGTTTGGAACATTTTAAGAGTTGTGATGATATCAGATAAATCAGATCTTTCCATTTTATCTTTCAGCACCTCTTTGATCTCTTTATAGTTCTTTGTATAAAGAAATGCATTTTGATTTTTAGCTAAGCTGTAAAACTTCTTACTTAGCATGTTTATCTCTTTTTGTGCTACCTGAGAAAGATCTTCTATGATTTGATCTCTATAGGCATTATTAAAAAAGTTTACATCTGATTTGGTAATAATCTCAGAGTTTATCTGAAACTGCTTGTTAGCTAGCATATCAGCCAGCTGATCTAAAGTGGTATTGACAGATAGATTTTCTACTTTCAGTCTCTCTCCTTTAAACAGTTTTCGTAAAAACTGTTTGATAGCATACATTATAGAATCAATTACTTTGGTAAATAGATTGCTATTAGGAGTACCCGTAGTTAAATCAGCTGCTTTCTTACCTATAGCTTTTACAATAGCTTCCTCCATAAAGTCTGCAGTACCTTCTACAAGACTAGGGTCGGTTCTTAATACTTCTACTATTGCAGCACCTTCAGGTGTTGATATAAGTTCATTATATAGGCTATTAAATAAAGCCGGGTTCTCTACTGATATTGCTTTGATGATAGGATGGGCAAACTCATGGAATACAATTTCAGTATTGAGTTTATCTATTACTAGATATACTTGACCATTATAAAAAAATCCAGGTTCTCCATTATAAGCTTTGCCGGCTTGTTCCATCATTGCAAAAGCATCTGCCTCAGTTAACAATACAGATTTAACCCCTAGATTTAAAGTAAGCCTATCAACAAGTTTGTTTATAATCTCATTACCTCTAGTTACTTTCTGTTCGGATTCATCAAATATCTCTTGATTATCCAACATAAAATCAGTTATTGATTCTGATACAGGTTCATTGGGTTCAGAAACAAATTCACTTTGGTTTTTTCTTTCTTCAACAGATTGTTTTATACTTTCTAAATCACGGATAGTATCATACTCCATGAAATCTCTCATGGCTTCAAATTCACCTACAGCAACTACTGCATCTTTCCAATCTTTGGAATTTCTATTTGGACAACTGTTCATGATTCTAATAAACTTTTAAAACATTCTCTAAGCTTTTCTCTAACCATTTCATCGGTAACTGTTTGTTTTTCAAGCACTTGAGCCTTAAGAATGTTACCTTCTTCTATCAAAGCATTCATTTTGAATAAGCCTGGATTTATATACCCAAACTCTTCATATAATCTTTTACTCAAATATACAAAGGTTTTAGGTGCTGGAGCATTACCGGACACTAGATTTTCTTCTGTAAGTTTTTCATCACCGGCATATCCTAACAGAGTATTGCCTATACCTTTTGAGTCAAAGTAGATTCTTCTCTTATGTACATCTCTATCTTCAATAAGCTTGTTTATTAACTTATCTATGTTTTGTACATTTGAGTCATAGGTATCATCAGTCAAAAAGTCTCCCGGCATTGTCTTACTGGTAAAGCTTTTTTTCTTGGTTATTACAGCTCTAATTGCATCAGCTAAGATTTCTTTATTAACAAACATATCTTTTATAACTGTACTGTTATATCTATTTCCATTAAAAGATGCGTTATACTTATCATACTTATCAGAACTGTTTGACATTACTATTACGGAACCATAGGATTGTACTTCCTCAGTAACTGGTTCAGTACCTGTTTTAGGGCCTAAATATTCTTTGATTTTACTCCTAAATTCTTCTAATGGTACTGTAGAATCATATAATAAAACATCTGAGTTATATTCAGCTGTGGTTAGGAATTTCTTTTTTTCTTTTTTCTTTTCTTCTGTTGTACTGTCTTTATAATAGTTTTTGAAGATTGGTTTTATTGTAGACACATCCTCCGGTAAAACATTTTCACTAGGTTTAGCATACATCTGATCAAAATAATTAAGATATGTACCTAGATATTTACTAGAAAGTGCACTGTCATTCAATATGTTATTTAGAGTGTAATCAACAGCTGTAGATAGTATATTAGACAAATTAGTAGTAGGCATTACTTTACCTAAGTTAATTTGCCCTCTTGCTCCTTGCCCACTTTGTATAAAAGCAAACACAGGAAGAATTGAGAAGAGCTTACTTATATATGCATTATCAACATAGTCAGATACTTTTTCTACAGTAGGATCTGATAGGTCACTGATATTCTCGTGGTATTCATTAGCTGTATCACTATCCATTATAAGTTCAGATAGTTTCAAATTTGTAACACCCTGTCTAGTGTTAATGAAGAAAGAATTAAGGACCGGATACTTCTTTGCTAATTCAGGATATTTCCCAACAGTTTCTATAATTTGTTTAGCAAAACCATTAGAATCCTTAAACATAAATGGAATATTCTTTATGTTTAACAGAGCATTATCTCTTAAGAATTCTTCATATGCAATTACCTCTATAGGTACTTCTTTAGGTAAAGTAGCAGACATTAGCTTTAATCTATCAACTCTATACTTAAAGTCTTCGCTTTTAGAATATTTATCAAAAGTCACTACACTTCTTAATAGTTCTCTTTCATAAACAAACTTCACAAACTCTTTTTTACCAAGATTGCCAAGTGAAAAATAACTTTCTGGTACAGTAGCTAATCTTCTTTCTGAAAGATACTCAGGTTTACTAAATGTTTTCTTAGCATAATCAGAATTCAATACAGCAAAATCAACAACAAGAGTATTGTCTTTTACAAAGGCACCTTGTTCTAATTTTAGAGCCTTCTCAATCTTAAGAGATTTGTAATCTTCTTTAGGATCAAATGAAGAGTTTAGTCTAACAAGATACTGCTGGTAGACATAATTAACAAAATCATTTTTGATAGCATTGATTAAATCAGTTTTATTATCAAAATAATTACCATACTTAAGTTTGATATCATCATCCGTCATAGATGACGTAAATTCTTTTATAGCATTTACTAACTCTTCATTGTCTCTTGTTGGAAATAAACCAGAAATCATATCTAGTAATTTCTCATTGGTTTTAAATCCTCCGATAGGAGAAGCATCTTCTATTTTTTCTATTACTTCAAATGGCATTCTTTTTTCTTTAAGAATCTCACCAATGCCCTCTAGCTTTTCTCTTATTTCATAAGTAGAAGTAAGTTTACTTGTATCAAAGTTCATCCCCAGTTTTACAGCTGTTGTAGCCTTTGACATTTCTTCAAGTTCTATAAAATGAATAAATGCCTGATAATCTGCTGTAGTATACTTACCTGTTTTTTTAACAGATTTTTTTAGCGTATCAACACTAAAGTCTACTGGCATTTTTTCTAAATACTTAGGAACCAGTTCAGTATATACAGTTCTCTTCTGATTGTAGACATCTAGTTTATCTTTTTTGTCAGCTGTATATCTGTCGTCCCCCTTTAACAATCCTGAAAGAAGTTGTTTTTTAGCTTCTATTCTATAAAGATTTGTTCCCGCAGAGGGAACTTTCATGGGTATAGCAAATGTACCTCGGACCTCTCTTTGGATTTTTACATAGTCTCTGATTATAGGTTGAGACACAAAATAGATAGCTTGCTCTAATGGAACACCTGCCTGGATCATAAAAAGTAATACCGGTGATATTTCAGGATTACCCTGAATATCAAAAATCCAAGAATCTTTTGCAACATCCACCCATCCATTCATCATCTGAGAAATGATGGTAGATATTCTATTCTTCTTATTAGCATCATACAATTGAGACAATGAAATAACCTGTTGTCCTTTAATATTCATTGTGTTATGTACCATACCTCGAATAACTTGTGGAGCAGTGTATGGTTTTTTTTCAGAGCCTAATGAAGCTACTGCAGACATATACGCACCTATTCTATTAAAGATTGTGTTATAAGTATTGTCTACTGCTCCAAGACCTAGAGTTCTTTTACCAATATTGTTAGAGCCCTGTTTGTATTCGTTGTACTCTGTCTCAAAAATTCTAGTTGCTGATATTCTTTTCTTATCTCCTTCTTCATACACTTTACCTTCATTGTTATAGGTGGAAAATGGATCATACTCTCTTACATCTTTAGATAACTTCTCAGCTAGATCTTTAATAAGGAAAGTTCCATTTGGTGTAGTCAGATCTACAAAGTTTTGAGGAACTGATACAATATCTACAATAGCAAACAATAAATCATTCTCAATACCCTTAGAAGAAGACTTAGCCAAATCTGTCTTTAATTGGTCTATTTTCTCTAGTATACCTGAAGTTAATTCTTGTTTTTTATCTTTTATGGGTTTAGCTGCAGTCTCAAATAGATCATTTAGTTTCTCATTGAGATCATACAACTGGTCATAGAACTGCTCAGGATACACCTCACCCATTTCAAATTCATTCCAAATGTTATTCTTTACTTTAGATATTTCTTCTTTGTAAAATCTAACATTATCATAGAAATCAGTTACTGATTCTTCGGGTAAGTTTGCAAAGTAATCTTTTGCAAATTTCAAGAAAGTATCGTTAGCATCATCTAAATCAATATACAACTGCTTAATCTCTTGCTTTATAGCGTCTTTGTCTAATTTGTTAGCCAATGACTTATCATGTTTTACTAAAGAAACTCCCTTAGATGTTTTTAAAATACTAGGGAAAAGCAAAGAAAGCTTATCAATGTCAAAGTCAGATCCAGATTTAGCTACCATTTCTGCAGGTAGGATAATCATATTACCAGAATTCTCTGGTAGAAACTCAAACACTTCTGCAAATTCCATAGAGTTAAGTCCCTGTACTGGGATCCTAACTCCAGTAATGGTTATCATTTCACGTAAACCGCTTTTGTTTAAACGATCCTCATCTTTAATAATATTGTTGAGGGCATCTAATGCATTGATACCCTTAGCTTTAGCTTCAGTAAGTACATCAGGGTGTTTAAGTAATTTTTTAAAGTCACCTTGCAATGCAATTTTAACTTTCATTGCTTTTGTACCACTCTCTGAATATTGATAGAAAGGAAGTCTTAAAGTTCCAAATCTTTTAGATTCTTCTTCAGTTGCTTTTCTCAAACTACTAGGTTCAAAACCTACTCCAGATACTTGGATAAGAGCTTCACCGGTAACTTTTTGTCTTACTATTCTTTTATAGATAAGAGCACTGACTAGTTTCTCAAGTTGTCCTGCAGATGGATGAATACTTAAATCATATACCAATTGATCAGAGTTGTCATATTTTAAGAAATCAATCTCATGATCAGCAAGATCTTGACGAGTAAGTTCTTTTTTTAGGAAGTTTATCAGTTTATCTGTAACCTTAAACGTATTACCATCAAAAGTGATATCAGCTTCTTTGATAAGCTCTTCTGTTTTAAACTCTGTAAGCTGTCTTACCAACTTTTCATAATTGATAATTTTAGCATAATAAGCATTTTTTAACTTTTCTTTTTCAGGTAATTCATCCCATTCTTCTTTAGTTCCCGGATAGTCAATAGGTTTACCTTCCTCCATCAAACCTTCTTCCACAAGCTTTCTAAGCTGGGTAGAGAAGATTACATTGTTCTTATAAGTGTCAGCAATTTCAAGTTGATCCTTAAAGTAGTTTAGATAAATCTCATTTACTGTAAATGTGTAAGCAGGATCAGCAAATGCAACACCGGTTCCTTCTTTCAAGGTTGAGTCATTGTAAAACTTATCTACCTTACCATCTTTAGTCATGGTATTAATCTTAGAACCAGATTGGAATAGAGCATAGTCAATCCCTTCTGCAGTCATCTTATTATGTAAGATCTCAAGATTACTATTCTTTACTATAGTTGGTATCAAGGGCATAAGAGAAAACTTATGGAACCCTACTACATTCAGTCCATCTGTTTTGAGAGGTCCCCAATACTGCATTTTTTTAATTGGGAAAAACTGAGCAACATCTTTAACAGAAACATCCTCTCCTCTAATGATAGCATTGTACATATCTTCTTGGTACTGACTCCATTTACCAAGTGACAATAATAAAGCCCGGTAAGAATCAAAAGATATCCATCCCTGACCATCACCAGATTTCATGTCTTTATATTCTTTATAAGATTTTTCTATCTGGGTATTTTCTTCAGGAGTTAACTCTCTTTTTAATCTTCTTGCCTCTGCTTTTTTAGCAATCTCTATGTATTCATTCACATATGCTGAATCAATTTTTGTATCTTCCAATACAGCACTATTCATTGTTCTACCCCATGTTCTAGAAGGATCTTTCATAGTAAATCCTGAAGCTTTAAAAGATGCAGTTTCAGAATACTTTCCTTTAAACTTTGAATTCAATAACTGTAACATATGGTTATCAGTTCTCGGGATAGTTCCTGTAGCAGCAAAACCAGCATTTCTTTTATGGAACTCTTCTTTAACATGATTATATAAAACAACATCACCATACAAAAGTGTAGTTGTCTCAAACTTATGCATAAAGTCATTCATTACAAATGCCATTACTGCCATATCTTTTGCTTTAGCATAGTCAGTAACAGGAACATTTTTAACAACCTCATCCATCAATTTCTTGTTATTAAAAACTCCAGCTTTGTCCAGTGTGTTTTTAAAAGTCTCAGTTCTTTTATCAATGTAGTTATTTATAGCTGTTTCAATGTCTTGTCTTAGCTTAGTGTTTTTGGGAAGATTAACTGTCTCCATAAAATCATCAGAGACAAGATTCTTTTCTATTCTTTTATTAAGAGCTGGTCCAAAAACATCCTCTAAACCTACAATCTTAGAACCTACTTCTTTATAGGTTTTATCTCCAATCAGAGCATTACCAGATGTATCACCATTCTGTAGCTTATAGATTCTTTCTGTTTCACCACCAAGATATCCCATTAATGCTTTCTTAAATGAATTTCTAGCAGTAGCTCCATCACCATAGAATTCATCAAAAGGGATATATAAGTTCTTACCTCCAAACTGCATTCTGTATAAATAAGTTGTAGATTTATCAGAGTGTCTTGTACCCTCTGCTACACCATACTTTAACATCATATATAAATTCTGAAGATAGTATGATCTTGAATCTGACTCATTACTTGATGCTCCAAGCATTCTAAAATCATCATCTTTAATTACTTGAACACCAGATGAGTTAAGTAGAGTTATTGTGTTTGGTATTTTTCTAGTAAGCTTTTCAGTAAATTGTTTTTGTCCTTTACCTGGCTGCCAGTAGTTTTCTCCAAACAATTCTGTCATCATACGCAGACCTTTGATCTGAGGATTTCTAGAAACGTCAAGGTGGGACATTTCAGGTATTGCTATCAACTCAGCATATGATTCAGCATTGTTCAAATAATCAATCATATCACTAGCTGTGCTTCTAAGGCTCATCTCATATTGAGCATCACCCTTAGCATTAGATACCATAGCATTTCCGTATTCATCAGAATACTTTAGTTCTAAACGCAATAGCTCATTATAAACACCGGTTTGTTCATCAGAAATTAAATCTGAAGGTTTGTTTATAAATCTTTTTGGGGAACTAGAATTAACACTATTGAGCTCTTTCCAAATAATATCTAAAAACTCAGATACCTTACTTTTTCTACTAGAAAGTTGAGCTGAGATATTCACATTATCAGAAATCTGCATACCAATGGCATTCAAAAATCTGATAGGATCTGTCTTATAAGTAGTTTTAAAATCATTAAGGACTTTACTAACATTGAGGAATTTTCCTTCTCCTTTGGTAACTACTACATATGCATTTCTATTCTTGGGACTCATGAAACTATTATCCCAACCTCTTTTGATAACATCTGTTTCAGCAATAGCATTACCTACGGTTATACCAGTAAGGTCATTATCCTGACCTTTTACATGAACAGATACCTGAATTAAAGGAATTCTCTTTAATGAGAATGCTTGTTGGATGTGAGTCCATAGGTTATACTGAGAAAGACTTACATCTTGACCTTCTACAATCTCAGGGTTACCTATCTTACCAATAAATTGTTTGATGTCTTTGTTTTGGCTTGCCTCTAAACGCCTGTACATTTCATCTGGCGTTTTACTACCTTCTAGCAATTTAGATATTCTATTCCATGATACATCAAAATCTTGTAATTCCGGGAAACCAAGTTCATTTAAAACAACATTACCTTTTTTATCATACTGAAACAATCCCCGGATGGTGTAAAGTACATCATTAGATGCTAGTTCTTTAGCAGAGATCTCATTACCACCTAGATGACTATAGCCATCACGATCATTTAGATTTTTTTCTTCAGGGTCACTAATAGGATTAAACTTATCCTCAAAACTCATATACTTAGACTTTTGCATATGGTATGCGATAAGCCCAGCATTTTTACTTTCTGCCTGTAGTATATCATCTACGGTCACACCTTTCTCAGGGTTGCCTGCAGAATTATGAGAGAAGTTCAATACACCCGCTTCAAGAGTTTTAATTTTAGAATATAACTCAGCATACTCATCTGACTCTTCAGACAAAGAACCAATCTCTTCTCCATACTCATTGTACTTTTCAACTAAACTTTCCAAGACTCTATTATATAGAGCAACTCTTTTGTTTATATCGGTAATAAGAAGTGTTGTAAATTTTCTACCGCTTGTTTCTTTTTCTTCAGCATTTAACTCATCTACAATTTGTGAGAATAGAGAGTCAATACTGTTAACAAGTGCTAGCTGTTTGCTATACGGTAGCTCATCAAGGGCAGCCTGAAAATCAGCATTGATCGCTGTAATTTTATCTAACTTATCAAACTGTCTGTTTTCATAACCATATGGTACCTGGTTTATATTACCAACTCTAAGATTGCTAAATACAGCATTTAGATAATAAGATGCTTCATAGTTATTGACAGACTGATCTACATCTACATTAAACAAAGCCTTTAGGATATCTAATAGCTTTTGGAAGAATGACTTAGCAGCAGGAGCTGCCGGCATATCCATTTTGCCATCAGCTAGCATATACTTACGGAATTTCTCAGCAAGATATTCCTCTATCTGTAAATCATCGGCATTATCAAAAGTTACTCTATTACCCTCAAAGTCTGTAAATGAACCAGTCATCTTACGGGTCTCATCATATAGTCTTTGTCTTTCTTTAGATGACAAAAACAATTGACTAAAAGCATGAAATGCTTCATGGTATAGATCACTAAGATCAGATCCTTTGAATAGAGTAATACCTGCTTGAGTGAAAGTAGCTACAGACTTTGGATTAGCTGTGTTTACAATCGCAAACATTTTCTTGAATGGTACATGTTTACTCATAGGAGTACTGTTGTACCATTCTTCTGCTTTTGCCAACTGCTCAGGAGTTACTGTCTCAGATACTTCTTTCTGATTTACTAGTTTATCTAGCTTAAGCTGCTCATTGGTTTTTGTCTTAGGAGCCTTGAGTTTTAAAGGTGTAAAACCTTTTGGCTGTTCAGTTTTAGTTTTTGTTTCTGCTTTGGTTTCTTTTTCTACTGGTGGTGCCGGTTCTTTAGCTTTAGCTTTACTAACCTTAACTTGTTCAGAATCAAGTATTCTAAATCCTAAATAGGGATGTTTGTTTATAAAATCCCCACTAGCATCAGGAACCATCTCTGTAAAAGAGTTCTGCAAAAGAAAGTTTATGTAATCTGGTTTAGACTTTCCTTTAGCCTCTAGTACAATCTTATCTTTTTTTACTGTATAGAAAGGAACACCACCGGCATAGTTTTGATAAACATTCAAAGAGTTTCTTGCAGTAACTCCTTTATTATTTTCATAAGTTAACAAACTATTTCTAAGTTGTTCTCTAGAAGTAACAGGAACACCTTCTACCAATACAGATCCATCATCTGCAATCTTTATTCTTGGGTTATTACCAAAGTAAACATCTTTAAACTTCTGTCTTAACTTGATAAGATTTTCATCTTTCTTTCCTTCTATGTCTTCTACATTCTTAGAACCCATAAGAATATCCAAAGACTTTTCTATAAAGTCAGGATCTACATCTTGTACAGGCTTAGCTCTAAAGCTTACTCTTGTTTTGTTAGGACGTTCAAAGTATCTCTTTTCTTTTTTACCATCTTTAGCAGGCTCAACAGATATTGTAGCATTTTCAAAAAAGGTAGCATGGTCACTTAGATTGTTCTGGGCTTTGCTGTCTTCTTGGACATAACCCTTTCCAATAAAAGTAATTTCATGTACTACAAAGTTCTGTTGTTTATTCTCTAAGATATGGTTCTGTTTAGCTTTTAGAAGTCTTTTCTGAAACTCTAAAGTTTTAGCTACCATCTCTTCAGGGATACCCAAAGTTTTTGTTCTTTCAGCAACAGTTTGTAGAGTACTCTCATTTTCTCTTACATTAAAGAAAACAAGTTTGCCGTTTTCTTTTGTAGTTCTTTTAAAGTTCTCGTCAAAATAAAAAGGATTACCCTCATTATCAGATATATAGGTTATATAACCACCCAGATTTCTTTTGTCTGAAACCGCATTTTCATCTAAAACTTTTTCAGGAGTAGACATTGTAAGATAGTACCCTGTAGACTCAGATGTTATTGCATTTTCATTTTTAAGAATAAAGTTTCTAAGAAAAGAATAACTAAAGGCTAGGTCTTGATCTTCTTCATTACCTGTAGTAGTAAATAAACTATTTGGTTTAGCAGAAAATGTGGATACAGTTGGTTGTACTGGATTAGCTAAATCAAAAGCATTTTTTGCAATTACTGCCGGGTCTTCTTTAGGAGCCGCCGGTTCTACTTTAGCTACACCCAAATACTCTGGGACATTATTGATATCCTCTATAAAATCCTGAGTTTCTTCTAGTTGCTGAATATTAGATACAAGCTTGCGTATGTCTTTGTTAAACTGTCTAGCCAGGCCTATTTGACCTGGAACAAGTGCAGCATATGTTTGTGCTAAAGCTTCATTTCCAGTTTTTTCTTTTACTCTGTTATAAATAGAGGTAATGTAATCTTTCAAATTAAAAGATTTACCTTCTTTACTCATAGTATACAGATCCTTAGCTACTTTTTTTAAAAAAGCTTTCTGTTGTTTATCATTAAGAACACAAATCATAATTACTGATTATTAATTATTTACAACCTAAACTGTTATCAAATTCATCATCAACCTCTTGCTGGGTTTGACCAATAGCTTCATTTACAGAAGCACCATCTATATCTACTACTTTATCTGCAGCATCATCAATAACATTTTGAGCTGATTCCTTTTCTTCAAGGCTCACTTTTTTCTCAACCATGCCCAGTTCTGCGTTAACTAGATCATCTATACCCTTAAGATAGACTGCTTTTTCTTCCGGTGTTATTTTCATGTTTGAAAGTGTACGTTTAGTTAAATCTATTACCTCATCAAAGGTATAAATTTGTTCGGTACCATCTTTAGCTTTGTATTTAAATTTACTTCTAATTGTCTTATTTGCAACGTAAGAGCTAAAATTATTCATTAAATCCCCAGGTGTGGCAGCCATAATAATATTATTAGTAAGATCATTAGCCTTAAAATCAGTTGTCTGTACATTTCCTATAAGTTTATCTCCAATGTACACTTCAACCACATTATAGTATTGGCGCTTATCTTCAGTAACTATTTTCTCAACAAGTCTCAGTGTTGCTGTCTTATTAAGATCATCCATAGTTATTTGGGCAACACCCGTATTATAAAAAGTAACTGTCGGTTTTCCTTCTTCTATAAATTCAAATACATTATCAGGAGTTCCTGTTGGTTTACTAATTGTTCCGGTTATTGTCTCACCTGCCTGTAATCTTTGTACTAGAGCATCTTTGAGTTCTTTTACAGTAAGTTCAGCATCCGGTTTAGGAAAAGATTCTTTCTTAACTAATGCTCTATTAATAAATTCTGGTGTAGATGCATTGGCGGCATAGATTTGATCCATAATCTTATCTACCTCTTGAGCAGAAGTAGCTCTATCTATCACGGCATTCCAGTCTACTTTTTTAGTTTCTGGTTGAGCTCCTTCTAAAGCATCTAGTTCTGCATCATATTCTAATTCTAAAATTTTAGTATCTAAAACTTTCTGAGCCAAATCAATATCCTCAGAACTCATATACTTAGGTTGCACCATCATTGGATTGATAGTATCACCTGTTATCAATGTTGGATATTTATCTTTTAACTGTTTAAATATTTCAGATTTCCTTCTATTTACATACTCATCTTTTGTCTCAGCTTTAGCATCTGTAGTAGCAGTAGGTTCTGTAGGAGTTTCTGTACCCTCTGGTGTATAACCTTTTAGTTCTGCTATTGATACTCTTGGTATAGGTGTAAGTACTGTCTTTTTTTCATCGGCATTATCATATTCATCTAATTCTACAGAAGCCATTTTCCTATTATCACTATCTGTCATTGTAGTGACTAGGTTTAGAATATAAATACCAGATATTGGTTTACCAGTAAGTTGTTCTGATAGCTCAGCGTATGCGTTTTGCTGAATCTGATCATTTCTAGTATACCAAACTCCATTTATTCTTCTTGGTTGGGTAGAAGTCTTTAAGTCAATTATATAGTACTTGCCATCTTTTTCAAGCATTAAGTCAATAGTACCACCATATTTCTCACCCAATAATGTACCTATCATTGTAGGAACACTTGTGTACCAATTAAAATCCTGCCATCTAATTGCAAGATTTAAAAGTACAGAAGACATTGTATCAATGTATCCCTCATCAAATCTGATGTTATGTTTTTTACCAATAACACCGGAAAGAGCTTTAAGATATAGACTTATCTTAAACTTAACTTGTGAATCAGTTTCTCCATTCTTTTTGAGATTTATAACATTATCTTTAAATGAAAGACCATCTGCACCAGGTTTAGCAAAAGCTCTCCAAATATCATCTAAGAAATTACCTCTATCTGAAGATGCTTTTGTAGAAGGTGTATTTGGAAACTCTCCTTCTTTTAAATCAGATACACGTTTAGATACCTCACCTTCTTCAGATATGTAAGTTTTTTTATCTGGTGCAAGGTTCCAATTTTGTTTTTCAAGTTCATCAAACTGTTCCTTAAACTCAGCAGGTGCACCTTCAAATGATTTAGGATTCTCTGCAGTAATAAGATCAAGTTCTTTGTCCTCTGTTTCTTCAGTATCAGTCTTTTCTGTTTTTTTAACAGCAGGTGTTTTACCAGATATAATCAAAGCTGCATCAGGATCTTCTAACATCCATTCTTGGATATCAGTAGTAGCCCCATCTAGCATTGCTGCAGCATGAGCTTGTTTTAATTTATTTTTAATATCATCAGGGAATTTATTAAATTCTGTAGTGATATCATAAGTTACCGCTTCTTTAAAATCATCAACTTTCTGTTCTGGAGTTTCCGCAGGAGTTTCAGTTTCAGCTTTTTTCTCTTCTGGTTTTTTATACTGAACAGGTTTATTTGAAAAAGTAACACCTCTTAGTTTTTCTTCTTGCTCAATAAGAGCTACTAATTGATTGTATTTAGGATCTGTGTTTTTGATAGCCTCCCCTGTGATAGCATCAATAAAATTAGGAGGCATGGTACCATCTTTTTTAAAGGCATCAATATGTTCTGGGTCAAAGTAAACCCCCATATCTAGCATCTTTTGAAAAAGCTCATCTACATCTAAAATATCGCGCTTGAATGTCTCTAATCCTTTTAAATGTAATTCCTTTCTTTTTGCTTTAACTGTTGATAGAGATGTTTGAACTCTACGGCTCATCTCATAAATAGACATTGGATCTGCAAGCATATCTGCAAACTCTGACATATGTTTAGCATCGGCATCTAGTTTTATATAGTCAACTAAATCTGCAAATGAGTTTTCTATTGATTCTGCAATAGGAAATACATTGTTTAGACCAGCTATATTTTTAGTGTATTTAGCATATGCAGCATAAAGTTTATCTTTGAAAAACTCATCTATAATTATATCTGGAGCTATGTCATTACTTACATCTTCATCATAAAGATCTTTTTTAAATGCTTTTGCTGCAATATTTAATTCTTCTAATGCTCTTTTACTTTCTTCAGATGCTGACTCTGGATTAGCTACAGCTTGCTTAGCTTTTTCTATAAGAAGCAATTTGTTTTTAAACTCATCCATTAAATCTTTTAATGCAAGAAGATTGTCAAGTTGAGTAGATTTCTTTTTAGCTAAAGTTTTCTGTGGTCCGTCCCCAAGATTAAGAGCTGCTATTTCACTAGAGATAGCCTGGACATATCTTTCAAAAGATTGAGGATTAGAATATAATGCAGAGAAATCAGTAGCAGCTACATTTCCCAATGGTCCATTTGCAGCTGCATTATTGACAAGACTATTTAATCTACTGATAGTTCTACCAAAGGTATACTCATTAAATGCTATAGCTCTTTTTGCTATTTCAAAGGCTTGATATCCAGTAACTTCTAAATCATAAGCTTCTTTATCTTTTTCTTTATCAAAGTAATCCGGATTGTATGGATTCTGAAACTTTTCATTTACTTTTTCCCATCTAGATTTAATATCCTCTGCTTTTTTAATAGCTGTATCTAATCTTTCTCTGGGTGACTTTTTGTTCTGATCATTTGTAATACCAGTAGAATTAAATGCATCAGCTAAATCATCATCAGACAATTCATTAAGATCAGTAAGCTGATCAATAAATGAATCATATCTCTCTGTTTGTAATAGAGTAGTAATATGATTAAACATAGAATCATCTTTAGCACTCTCTGCTTCTTTTCTGTCTCCGGTTTCCTCTGCTGCTTGATATTTGTCAGCAAGGTCTCTTTGTAAAACAACATTCTCATCAAGCCAGTTTACGTATTTATATGGATTTTCACTATAGTCATTATAGGCATCCGCATATTTTTGTAATCTTTCCTTTTCTGATTTTTGATATTCTTCATAAGAATTGGTTTTAGAATACCAATCTTTTGTTTTCATTGATAATCTTTGGGCGCCAGGCATAATGATATTTTGTGCTCCACCAAGTACACCACCCATCAAAAAACCTTGAGCAAATGTATCTAGACCTTGTGCACTAAACTGCTCACTTATTCCTTTTGCTATAGCAGCGCTCATACTGTTATTTTCAGCCAAATACGGGTCACTGTATAAATCTGATAAATACTCAGTTAGATAATAATCTGTTATACCGGCTTGTACTGCTTCTTGATAAGATTCTTGCAAACCTTCCATAAGATTTGCACTAAAATATCTAAGACCACCACCAATGGTTTTGCCTACAGCTTTTTTACTAAAGGTACCGGTTAATCTTGAGGGAATGGATTTAAGATAATCTTTGCTGAACATTTTTTTGCCAGACGAAAACATACCTCTAGAAATAACTTCCATAGGTTTTTTACCAGCTTCTTTCCAACCGTAATTTTTAACAAGTTTGTATATACTACTATTAAGACCTTCTTTACTCATGAGTCTTCTGACAGGGGCAAAACCTCGTAATGCAGTATCAAGTACTATTTTATTAGACAAGTAAATGCCACCAAGATTTGCCATGTACACACCGGTTGCAGCCTTAGAAGCATCATTTGAAATCACAAGAGCTTCTTCTGTAGTTGGTCCCCTGCCATTTTTTTTATAAAATTCATTTAAAGCGTCAGTAGCAAATTTGTTTTGGGCAAAGCCAGCTTCTAGTCTAGCCTCTGCTGTCACAGCATTGATCTCCCTCATGCCTTTATAAAAGGCTCCAAATGACTTTTGCATTTTAGCAAAATCATTTAATCTGTTATAAGCACTGTTTGGGTTTAATGCCTGCTTTCCAATATCAATAGCATCTGTAAAAGGAAGTAAACCTTTAGCAACACTTGTTCCTGCACCTCTTGCAGCAGTCCAAAAGGATCTTGCCTTATCAGCCTTTGCTAAAGTTTCTGCCATGATTTTCATGGAAGCACCTAATCTTTTTATATTAGAACCTAATCTAGCTGTTCCCACTGCGGCTGAAGAACCACCTGTAAACGCAGTAGCTCCGTATAAAATAGCACTTTCCACCGCCATTTCTCCTAATATACCCATTGTATAAGCGCTGTTAGCAAGGAAATTTGTTGTCCACGCGCCTGCACCACCTTTGCTAGATGTTGCTATAGAAAGATCATTTTCCATTTGTGCGGCATCATCAATAGCACCAGCTGCTCCAAACTGACCCCAGTTCTTAAATAACCCTGACGCTCCTTGATAAGCAAGACTAACCCACTTACCACGCATTCGACCAAAGTCATCCAGCCAAGTAGAGTTGGCATTATATGCCCGTTCGTTGTCTCGATAAATATTAAAACCTAACTCTTGAAATTTAGGATGAGAGTAATATCTATCAAAATTGTGACCGGCGCTAGTAGCATTAAATGCAGTGGGTGTAGCATATTTATAAGGGTCTGATGTAGATGCTGTCTCTATTTTAGTCTTATCAACAAGAGCTGTAACATAATTAATATCAGGAAGATTAAATGGTCTTAAAGCAGGATTTGGACCAGTAATAGTATTTCCTGATATAAGATTTTGAATTTTAGGAATAGATGATGTGCCCGTAAACTCAGGTGATTTAACTCTATTAATTAACTCAGATTGATCTTGTTGAGCTTTCGTAATACCAGATAAAACTTCTGGTCTATATGCATTAAGATAACTATTAATAGAGTTTAATCTATTTTTTATATCTTCCGCAGTAGGTACCTGTTGTGCAGAACCTGATGACGGTAATCCATTTAATTGTTCAGACATAATTATTGTGGCATTAACAGATTAGGATTTCTAATAAGATTTGGGTTTACTTTTCTGGTAGCCTCAGAATAGTTCATTGTTTTTATATATAATTGTCTTAACAATTCCATCTGTTGTGGTACAAATGAATCGGCTGAATGACCAGGACCTGATTCTAATTCATACACTAGTTTTTCTTCTGAACCATCCTCGGAAGAATAATTTAAATATCCTTGCGCCTTATATCCACCCTCATATATATCTGAAGGTACTACCGTTATGTTACCTGCTTTACCAAATTGATCAATAGTAACACTTCCATAAGAATCCATTTGCATTTGATAAGGACCTTTTTTAAATCTCTGAAACAACTCTAGCTGTTCAGCATCTTGTTTATTCATCACAACAGTGTAAACACCACTACTATTTCTTAAAGCTTGTGGTGTTTTTTCACTTCCTTGATTTTTTGCAACAAACTCTTGATCTAATCTAAAAGTAATACCGACTGTATTTGCGTCATTTCCTAAAACAGGATGAACAACCATATCAAATCTAGCTCTGTCAGCATCTGTTTTTTTCTTTCCAGATGTTAAATGACTGTATACTAAACCTAAAACTTTTTGTGCTTCTGCTTGAGACCCTTCATAATCATTTAGGTAGTCTTCTGTAATTTCTTTACCGTCCGCAGAATAAAATTTTGCTGATGGCAATGCACTTAAATTCCGGTAAATACTTAAAAAATCCTGAGCTCCTAAATCCCCTCTGTATGCAGAATCAACAGAAATCACATGAGGTAGACCTTGGACCCCAGACCCAGTGTCAGTCCTTTGAATAGTATATTGAAGAGGTTTAAATTTAGTACCGCTTAAATCTTTTCCTGCCTCGGGTACATCTGAAGCACCATTATAAATCTTTTCGTATCTTTCTTTATATTGTTTATATAAATTTTTTCCTTCATCTTTAAAATCATTATATGAATAGAATCCATCTTCTCCAGTATCCATACCAAACCTATAAGAATATGGTGTATTTTTTTGCATCTTGGGTCTGTTGTCTGCATACCAGTTTATAAATTCATCTTCGGTGAGATGTCTACCTTCAGAATAAATTTTATCTAATGCTTGAACACCATGCTGTGGAGAAATAAGATCTTTAAGAAGAGCCTTTCCATATGAAGTTATAGTAGCCTCATGAACAGCTTCTCTATTATTTTTAATCTGGTTAAGATAAGAATTATAATTACTCTGTTTTCCATTAAAGTTTTGTGCAGCAGTAGGTAGTTCATCATCAGTCGGGAATAAACTTTTAGTTAAAGGATCATTAACAAAATTATTTAATTTTTGACCAAGCTTAAACCAATTATTTTTAGAATTATCTGAAAAATCTTCAACTTCAGACAAATTCGTTAATAGCTTTCCATCATCATCTAAGTAACCCCCTGATGTTGTTTTTACTTCTTTGTAACCTTTGTATTCGCTTTTTTCTGGTAAAAACCAGTTAGCCATTATTCCACCAAGACCTAATTCAGATTCATCTTCAACCCATTCCGAACGTGTTTCAGCTTTGCCAAAAATTTCTAGCTGTTTCTCTTTTGCCCATTGTTTAAGTTCAGGAGTTATTTTAAGTGCAGGATTGTTTTTGTCAGCGGGTATTAAAACGGCTCCAATTTCTAAATTTAAAATAGAATTTAATTTACCATTTACTACTTTAGCATAACCAGTTAAACCATTTACCATATCATCTGTAACAGTGGTAAAAGCAGATTCATCTGTTTTTTGTAAATCTGCCTCTACAGCAGCACCTCCTTTGCCTGGACCGCCTGGCTCAGGTTTGTATTGGTTGCTACGAAGATTACCAGATCCTCCTTCGAATGTTCCACCATTGGCACCCTCTCCGTAACTTTTAACTAAAAGTTCATTTACTGTTTTAGCATTATCTACTTCAATATCATATTCTTTTTGTTTTTTCATTCTGGATAATGTCAACTGATGATCATAGTTAGCCAACATATACTTGTCTTCATCAACAGTTTGTTCCATTGTGAGTATAGCATAATTTTGAGCAGACATCGCTAAGTCATTGGTAAACAATGCATCAGCTATTGCAGAATCAATCCTTCTTCTTTTGGCCTCAAGACCAATTACATTAATTGTTGTAGGATTTACTTTTTCTTGAGTTTGTTTATATTGATCACCGGCTGCTTGTAAAATCATCTGATCAACCAAAGCTTGATTTCTATCTACAGCCATCTGCTGATCATCAGAATTATTAGGATCAATACCTCTTTGTGAAATTACTTGATCGTATACAGTTTGTTTATTTTTAGCTTTTTGACTTTCTTTTTGAGTGTTTTCATAAGCTGCAGAACTGGTATCAAAAAGTTTTTTCCCCATGTCTTCTAAATAAAATGATTCTGCAGCTTCCTCTGATCCGTAAATATCAGCGTTACTATAAGCAAAATCTTTTCTGCTTAAATATCCTTGGGTGTTATAATAATCACGCGCTGCCTGATCATTCTGAAACGTTGCCAAAAAAGCATCAGTCAAAGAAGGGATCATCTGTGCACCATTTTTTGTGGTTACCTTATACCTTCCATCTGGACTCCAACTTACTGTTTGCATATTAAAGCCCATGTCTTTAGCAAACTTCATTGCTTTTTCTCCAATGTTTACTGCAGGTGTATATCTAGGGGCATCAAATTTTAAAGAATCTTCCGCACTAGACTTAGCAAAATCAGCCATTTGATATTGAACGGCTCTTACACCACCTTCCCAATATTTGCCTCCACAGGTTTTTTCATCAATGCAGTTTTTAAAATTTTCAGCTTTGTTTAATTCCGCGTATGCTCTTTTAGTATACGCCATATCCTTTAGGATATACTTATTATCAACTAAAGGTTGAAAAATTTGCTGAGCCGCATTAATGTTCTGAGATAATGATAAATCTAATCCAGATATTTTAGCAATTTCAGAACTGATTTGATTAAAGAATTTATTTCTAAGATCAATGTTTTCAGTTCTAAGCATGGGAGATTCCAGCAAATTACCATATAAATCACTAATTTGCTGATACCCTTGTTTATACTGAGCATTCTTAGTTTCAAGAACCTGTTGGTAAAAATTGAGGTTCGGCTTATATGGCTGAACCTGTGGGATATAATCTACTATACCGGGAATGTACTGACTCATAATTAGTATAAATATACGAAAAAAAGTTTAAAAGTTTAATAAATTTTTAAAGTTTAAACTTTAAGACATAGGTCCAACTAGATAATCATATGGATTATAAAATTCATTCTGGTTGTTAGGATAATCTGCTTTACCAGATTGTCTACCGATAATATCAATAGCCTGATCGTGAGTATATCCTCTTGATATAAGAGTTTCGTATTCCCTAACTCTTGGTGAAACATCTGACATTTTTCTAGGTATCATAGGCAAACCTTGGTCAAAGGTAGCCATTCCTCCTGTGCCTGGATGAATTTTAAAGTGAGGGCTTGTGATATTCATATTATATGTATCTACAGCATTAGTCAACATGTTATTGTACATAGCAGCTACATCAGCTCTTTTTTTGTTTTTAGCTTTCATTCTATCTGCTGCATAAGCTTGCTCAGTGTCAAAGTTTTGTTGTTTCTGTTGAAGATTATACATTTGATTTGCATTCTTCATTTGAGTGTTAAACTTCTCAGCATCATTGTAGATACCTACATTCATGTTAGCTACCTGCAAATTATGGTCAGCAGCTTGTCTTGCAGCTTTACCTTGAATACCAGAATAAGATGCATCTGCAGACTGCCTTGAACCATACGCATTTATACCCTGAGTAGCAATGTTAGCAGACTCCATGATAGGACTATAATCTTCTTTTATATATGCTGGGGAAAAACCTTGATAAGATAATGTATTATAAAAAGTTTGTGGATCGGGGATCTGAGTTCCCATAGCAGTCATAAGATTTAACACATCCTGAGGATAGTATTCAAAAGGATCATTTACAGGAGGAACCTGTAAAGGGTTTGTTTTAATAGCCTCTTGTTTAGAATCAGATTTAGGTGTACTCGTAACAACAGTCTCTTCTAACTTATTAAATCCTGGTGCAGACCATGTATGTTCACCAAATAAACCGTCAAATTTAGTACCTGGGGCACCTGACTCTGTAAAGTAACAGTTTTTCATACCAAACTCAGATGCTTTGGAACAATATGTTTTTTGGAATTTGCGTACATCTTCTTTTTTGGTAGGGTCAAAATTAGGATTTTCTTTAAGATACCACTGGTGTCTTCTCTTAAAGTCTTGCATTAAGTCACCTTTATTCCAATCTAGATCGCCATAAATGTTTGGATCTTTTCTCGCACTTTGTGTTGATCTTCTTTCTCTTTCTTTTGGATCTTTAAAATTAATGCTTGGGACATCATAAATAAAAGCACCGGATTGACCCAAGGCACCATACTCATCCCAAAATGGTTGATTAAACGACATGAGATCACTTTTCTTTTCTTTACCCTCCTGAGCTTTAGGTAATCCACCTCCATATTTAGCATCGTATACAGCATAATCATTTTTATATGGAAGATTATCTTTGTTAAGAATATTAAAGGTACCCTTATTAGTTGGAGTACCTGACATAGTATCTTCCATTGTTCTGTAGGCCAATAAGGGATCATCTTGATTTCTAGCACTGCTATCAAAAATAGACGATACACCCTGCTTCATCAACTGGGCTGTAAAAAAATCATATTTTCTGTTACCTCTATCTTTTTCTTTAATTACAATTTGCTTATTTGTAGTTAACGGTTCTGAATCTATACCGCTCTCTATAGGCTTTTCATAAAAACCTTGATTAACCATAGAATCAAAAGTTAAATCTTTGTTTTGACCCGTATCCCATGTATAATCAAATGCCATAGGATTTTCAATATTAACCAGTTGCCCATCATTAACCGAAGCTGATAAAATGTTTTGATCATTGAGATTTTTACCAGACTGAGTGCCAAACGAAGCTTTAGGTAAAGCTTTAATTTTTACTTTTTTTGCACCACCATATTTTGCTAAAGGAACAGAATCTTGTTTAGAGGTCATTACAGTTTGTGAACCCATCGGTAAGATATCTTCAGGTTTAATATTATTAACCATCATATAGGGTTCTGCAATGAGAGGAATACCTTGGGGGAAACCTTTTAGTGATTCTTGAGCCAAAGCTAATTTACCTAAAATAATATTATAATTACCAATCATTTGTTCTGCAGTATTTTTTTGAATACGGTCAGAACTAGGATCAGCTAGAATTTTTCTATATTTATTTATATCATAACTCTTAGCAAGTTCTGCAGGAGTGTATCCTCCTTTTTTAGGAGCCTTTCCAAATTCCTTAAGAATGTTAGGATCCTTAATTTTCATAGCTCTGGTATCACTAAATATAAAAGAATCGTCAGGAAGATTTAAAGGTGTGCCTCCTTCAGAATGTCTTTTACCAGCTACTTTAAATTTAGCAGACATCCCGCTGTAATTAGGTATTACAACCTCTTCATCTTTTTCTGCTTCAAGATTAGCATCTTCCCTATCTACCGGCTGAAGAGTTTTTTTATACTGAAGCATTTCTTCATCAGTTTGGTAAGGTAGCGCATTAGGTGCTACTTGATTAAACACCCTACCTCCCCAGGCCATATTAGGAATTTTTGTAATTTTTACTTTTTTCATAATGCTAATTTATTATTAGTCCATTTCTTCAATTTGCCCACCATTTTTTACAAACTCGGCTATTTCATCATCGCTCATATACACAACATCACCTTGTCTATATGAACCTCCAAACTTGTTCATAGGTGTAAAATTATCAAAACTAGACGGTGTAGCACCATCTATTATACTACGAAGCATTGCACCTCTATGTTCTGTATCATTGCTGTTAAAAATAGTACTTGGCAACATAAACTCAACACCTTCATATGGTGATGGAGGTAAAGGTGCTTTTTGTTTATTTTTGATATTCTCTGGAGAAACGTTAATTACAGGCGTACTAATATTACTATATTTTTTTACAGTGTTATCTGCGTCATCTAACTTTACATTAGGTTGAGTGTAAGGAACTGTTTGATTAAATGTATATTTCCTAGAGCCAAATAATTTTTTAAGACCTGTTGGTTCTTCATAACCAGTAAGTCCCATTGCCTCAGCTCTATTTCTAAAGTCAGCGTTATTTTTCATCAAATCTTCAAAGTTTCCTTTACCGTATAGTTCCGGCATCATTGCTTTAATCAAAGGCATATTACCGTAGAAATTCCCAGCTCTTTGTCCATCAACACTTATTCTACCTCTAGTCGAAGCGCCTACAAAAGGATTACCTGTTGTGTATGCAAAGTAATTTTGTAAAAAATTACCCATATTTCCAGTAGGTCCAACATTATAATAAGGAACTTGAGGTTGACTTACGCTTTTCCACCACGCGTCTAAATCTTCTTTTGTCAAGTAAGAAGGGGTGCTTGCTGATTTTTGTTCAGTGTTATCTCCAGTAGAAGAATCTGCAGCAAATCTGTAACCATCCTTATAAGGACCTATTAGACCAGAATCATCTGTTGTTTGAACACCGCCTTCTTGGAAACCATATTTACTTACAGCATTCATCATGGCATTTTTGTTATTTACCTGATTAGCTTTGTTTTTAAGGTTTGCTACAAAAGATCCTGTGGTATTTAGAACACCCATCCTATCTGGACCTTCGGGTTCCTGTTCACCTTCCCCACCATCTTGAAAGAATATATTAGTTGGTCCCCAATGTGGAGTTGTTTTAGCATTTGGATACATTTCTACATTAGACCCACCCATAGATTTGTTGTATGGGTTATACACATCGGTGTAAATAGGAATAAAGAACTGTTCTTCAGTCTGTGCCTGTGGATAAGCTGAACCACCTTGTTTTAGATATTGTGGTCCAGGAGGAACTCCGTAGCTAAAGAAGTTATCAAATGTGGCTGTTTGTGGATAAGCCTCAGTGGCTCCACCTTTTGCATATTTTCTGGCTTCAGGAAAATCACGGAAAAAGTTCTCCTCACCGTATGCCTCTAGATCTTGAGGAGTTTTGAATCCACCGATCTTCATAAATTGTTTAACAATATCCATAATTATTTATATTTATTTAGCCAACTGTTTTCTTTAGACTTGGTTCCACCATTAGCAAAGATACCACTATACCCATTAATATAGTCATAATATCCCTCACCTTGACTTTTTGCACCACCTTTTTTGTAATTATCTAACCGCCCTCCGTATTTTTTTTTAATAGTACCATCAGGATTATATCTAATTATATCTTCCGCTTCTAATTCAGCTCTTGCTTCAGGAGAAAGAAATGATCTAAACCTTTTTTCATCTCCGCTAATTTCTTTAGTAACCTGTCCTAAATAGGGCTCCATGTATTCTGGTAACGGTTGATTTACCTTAGGGTAAATTACTTTGCTTTGTAAATTAGTACTATTAGGTGAACCCGTCAGTGTCTTAGATATTTTGGTATATTTATTATTAAGATACTTACCTGCTGCATTAATCCCTTTGCTCAAAGGGACTACTTCACCAAGTGCCCCAAGACCTGCATCAACACCAAAATCAATTAAGCCACTCATTATAGCAGCTTCTGTAGGAGAACTGCCTGTTCGATCACTACTTACAAAATATGGAGAAGGGGTTTCTCCCATAAGGGCATCTCCAAATTCACCTACAACAGCACCTCTTACTAGATTAGTAGGGTACTCAAGTGGAGCTGCAAGATCACTAAGTGTTTCTAAATTAGATTCCGGATTTGATGGAAGGTATGGTACAAAAGACCGGAGTTTGTCTAAAGCTAGACTGCCAAGTCCTTTAAAGAATCTTGACTGTACAGATGGTTGTAATCTCTGAGCATACTCAGATCTTTCTATAAACTTTCTTTGCTCTGGTGTAAGATTTTCTTTTTCTCCTTTTAGATATTGTTTAGCTAAGGTGTTGTAAGCATATTGGTTAGCTCTTTTCTCTACATTTTTTCGATCATAACCTAGCTTATCATACCAGTGTGCCCATACTTTTTTATCTTTCTCTATATACTCATCACGTATTCTGTTTCTTTCTAACTCAGCTTTTGTCCAGTTAGGTGTAACATTAACTGGATTTAAACTGTATTTTGATTCATATAAACCCGGTTCAGTTGGTGATTCATAAATAAGTCCATTTTGATTTGATACTTCACCAGCATCTTGATACTTATCAAGCCAATTAGGTCCAGATAGATCTGGTATAGATATATCTCCTCCATTAGCATATTTAGATACCCAGTTGCCCTCAGGATTTTTAAATCTACCTGGAAGTGCATACCCACCTTCTTTTTTCACAGGAAACTCATAAACATAATTACCTTTAAATGAATAATTTAAACCAGGGTACATCATTTTAGAATCTCCTGTATCGGATATACCAAAAACAGGAAAATCCACATTATCCATTGTAATCTTGTTAGAGGGTATTAACAGAGCAGGCTCATTCTTATCCTTAGAATTTTTCTTATAACCTGTTTTAGAAATTTTCATCGTGGTGAATTAAGATTTTTGTTATTAGCAATTTTCATTAACATCTTGACGTTTCCTGAAACCTTTTTTGTAAACAGCACGTTATTGTAATAGTGTCTAAACTTCTTTCTTTCAAAAGTTGATTTGTTGTAGTTCAGGTTAGCCGGGTTAAGTTCTTTCCTATACCCATCCCATTCTGTTAGCCAAATAGGTCTTTGGACATTTGGATTAAATTCTCCACGGTCATCTGTAATATCCCAAAACTGATTGACTCTTATTTTTTGTTCTACCTTATCATATATAACATCAATATTATCAGCATTGACTCTAGGATAGTTTAATCTATTAAACGGATCATTTTTAGGTGCTAGATTTAAATTAAGTTTTCCTGATACCTGCTCTGTATTATATACAACAAGATCATCAAAGTTATAATCTAGTAAATGAAATCTATCAATACCATCTATATCATAGACATAACATTCAAGCAAATACTCAATGTTTCTAAGTGTAACTACATCCTGACCAGTATCCAAAACATATTCTACTTGGAAAGGATGATCAACACCATAATAGTTACAGTAACTAGCACTGGTATCATTGTGTCTCCACATAGTATTACCCTTGGTGCTTATGAAGTTTAGCTTACTAGGCATAGTTAGATCCGGGTGCCAGTCATGAAATGAAACCCAAATTTTACTCTTAGGATCATATGATAGAGTCCATGATACATTGTTAAAGTACAAAGGATCTCCTAGTTTTATTACAGTCCGACCATTCAAAAGAAAGTCGGTACCTTTTCCTGAGTAAGTAATTGATACATCTTTGGGAAGGTTTTTCTTTAGCTCATAGTCTTTTTTACTAAAGTAAAGAAGTTGAAAATCATTGTCATATATACTCTGGCAACCAATACCGGCAACAGGATTATCTATCAACTGAAAATCAGGGAAGTCAACCAATAGTCTAAAAGGTAAGAACTTACCAAACCACCATCTCATTCCATCTGAAGATACCTCAGTCAGATTACCAACAACACCAAGAACTTTACCCTGGTTTTGAGATATCCAGTATACACCCATAGGTGTGCTTATGATAGAAAACTTATCTTGACAAGAACCGTACTCATAAGATTCATCTGAATTTACAAGAGACTGTAATGGTTGGCTAAATAGCGCTCCATCACCTATTGTTATCTTGGTACCCAAATCTGTCTCTAGAGTTTCTGATCCCTGGAACATAACAGGACTATCATATTTAAAGAATATCATAGCTCCGTTTTTACCTATGTCTTTTACAGACAAAACCTCAGATCTAAAATCCTTATAGTTATTAGGTAGGAAAACCTGCCAGTTATCTTTTCTATTTTCGTTACTCTCTGGTAATGAGTATATTACACGGTTAGGTAAATACTGATAACACAAGGAAGAGATCATAGGATTATAACTTCTATCTTGAAGATTACCCCATGATATTACACTACTAAATAAATTAGAAATAGATAGGGATGGATCTAGCTTAAAGTAGTTTCCTGATTTAATGATGTTGGTATCAAATAGTTCTGACAAGTTAGTAAGAACCTCATAATACTTTTGCTCATCCAAATCCCCATAATCTCTTTGTGCTACATTGAGTTCTGTTTCTACATAAAAGTCTCTTACACCTGATTGAAACAAATACATGTATGCAAACTTTCTATTAAACCTATATGTGTCTAAATCAAAAAGATCCTGAAGATTTAAGCCGTTACCGGTAGACTCTAATTCACCATCTAGGTTATTTGTATTAGCAGGAGTATCCCACTGGTTAGATTGAAATAGATTTCCTAGTACCGAACCCAAAAAACCCTGGGTATCATATTTTTCAAAGTTTGCCCAATACCTAGGGTACAAACCTAAATACCTTAAGGAGTAGTCAAAGTCAGTTCCATCAGGTTCATTGTACAACCAGTCAGAAAAATAAAAAAATGTATTTTTCTCTGTGTATCTACTGATATAGATATCTCCTCCAAAAAGAACCGGTGTTTTAAATACAGAAGTTACAGAATTGATAGGAGTGTTATTATCAATAATGATAGAACAGTTAATAGGTATCTGTTTAATACTATCTAGCTGACCGTATTGATTTCTATATCTAAGTTTTGTTCCTACATAATAACAACTAGCTGTTGTAGTAAAGCTATTAAAAGGATCTTCAAAACTTACATTATTTGCATTATTAGTACCTACGGTACATACAGTATTGTCTGTTATATTAGGATGCTCTATAAGACCTTGTGTTTTTAGTATTACAGATCCAGATCTAAATAGATTGTTAATTCTACGATTATCAAAGATATTAAACTGATTTGTTAGGTATCCTGAATCAGAGATGAATCTTCTTTTATTTGATCCAGAAGAATTTCCTAAATTATCTCTATGTAAAACACCATGAGATACATAACGCAACACATATTGACGGAATCTTACTAAACTGTATATAAGCTCAAGGTTATTATTTGTGGCTGTGCTGGTAAGATTAAAGAATGTAACCACACCAGCTGCAGTAGAAAGTCCTGTAGGTAGTCCTGCTAAAAGTCCTTCTTCACTTACTATAGATCTAGATCTTCCAATATAACCACGCATTCCTGCTTCAGAAAGTCCCCATTGAGAATAAAATGTATTTGCAGGTACACCTATACCTAAAATAGTAGCTGCAAAATCAGCACCTACAACATCAGATAAACCATTTAATAAATTTATTCCTGCATTGGTTGATGCTATTATACCTGATGTTCCTAAAGATGGATAGGCTCCAGCTGAAGGTCCAAATAGACCGGGAACAGGTAATGTATCAGTTCCTAATCCTAAATTTAAAATCCTTGGTGATTCACTGTTACGTGTTTGTTTTCCTCTCATTGCTAAAGCTGCTTCAGCCATACCAACAAGAGTTGATGCAATAAGACTTAAGTCTGTTAGTATTTTTTCTCTAGGGTGACCAGGAGCTTCTTCAAAGTTTCCTACTACATTATTTGCTGATCCAAGTTCAGTATATAGTCTTAGTTCTTTTACAGACAAATAAGGTTTGTAAAAGTTGGTATCAGGTGAATGAAAAGTAAAGTAGTTTTTCTTTATGTCATTGGTTGTTACAATGCTAAAATTAGATCCATTCGCGTTTACCGGTGTATTAGATAAAGAAGGATCCAAATAACCATTTGCTCCAAAACCTGAGTAAATATTTTTTACAGGATTATAAGGATAATTCGGGTATAAACCTTCATCACCTGATGCTGTGGTATACTCACGCATGTTGTTGATAATACCTTTAGCAACAACAGACTTGTTACCTTCACGAGAACCTCTTAATATTTCATAGCCTACAATACCGGGAATAAAAGTTGTGTTTCCGTTTTCATCAACATATGTAGGAGCCTGGATATTTTGAAATTCAACACCTAAAATATTTATATGGGTAGCCAGAGTTCTTCCTGAAGAACCGGTAGCTCTAGTATAACTAGTATCACCACCAATAATGTCCTCAGGCATTTTGTGATGTCTAATCGGTTTATTACATAAGTCTCCCCATACATCAGGCATTTGATCAGGATACTTTTCTGTAGATTCCCAATAAGCCATTATCCCTCTACGAACAACAACACCACCATCTTCTACAGTATCTCCTATGGGTAAACCAAAGTCAATAGTTGCTGTATTGTTAACTTCAAAAAATCTTTCTAAATCTGTTGGTCCATAAATACTATCAATAGGGGCAACATTATCTGTTTCTCCGGGTAACGCAGCTCGTCCTGGTATATGGTAAGATTTAGACTTTTCTCCGGTATCATATATCCACCTGATAAAAAATGAGTAAACCTCATCCCTCATGTATCCGGTGATGTAACCACCTGTTTTATAGTAATTTGATGGGTACTGAGCTATAACCCAGTTAGTTGTAATTTGATTGGCTAAGGGTTGGTAGTTAAAATCAAAAGTAGTTCGCGGTCCAATTCTCAATAAATAGTTAGAAACCTCAAACATTGATTGTGAAGTTTCATATTTTGGTGTCCGGATTGTAATGAACTCCAAAGGAACCGTTACCAAAGAATCATTTATGTTATCAAGATTTATGGTAATAGCCTGACTAGTATTATAAATACCAATCTTTCTTGCAACCGTAGCCTGGTCAATAATAGATACAATAACTAGCTCAAACTCACTAAATGCATTTGTCTCTAGGTTGGTAATGGTTATATCAAGTGATCCCCCAATAGCATTACGATTAAAAATATATTGGACATTAGAGGGAGAAGAATAGTCACCATATCGCTGACCATCTATAGTATAACCTATTACAGCAAAATAAGAACCGTTGGATAAATTGCCCCCGGTAACAGAGTTATCTACTTTTATACAAGGTGTATTTACAATCTTGTTGATCTTGATTTTATCACAATCTAATACATTAGTATCAGTGCATATTGTGCACCCATCTTCACTTTTACAAGCCTGTACCCAAGAAACCCCAGGCCATAATACATTATCTGTATAGTAGTTATTTCCTAAGTAAGCACTAGTAGGCCATAAGTCAGGATTACCAATATTTAAAACTCTGTCTGGATTTCTACCATCAGAAAAATAAACAGACCAGCTACAATCAAAATTTTCCTTAGATGCTCCTGTTATAAGATTAAAGGTAGATAGGTTTAAACAAGCATCATTTACGATCACCCTATATGTACATAGGTCTTCATCATATAGACCTATTTCAGAACTGGTAGCTGATGTGGGGACATCTGTAGAAAAAATAATCCAATACTGTTTAAACAAATGCACCCTACCCATAATTGTATAGGTAGCCTGGGCACATAAATAATTAGACATTTCGTTACCCAGCAATCCCAAGTCTCCTTCCACAGAATTATTTACAGCATTTCTGGCATATGGCCAGGAATTCTCCGGGTCAAAGTTCTCATCAAAGTCTCTTACAAGTCCTTTAACAAAACCAGCAGATCCTGCATTAGATGTATTTTGTAAAGAATCGTTAGAACCGGTATCTGTTTTTTTCTTTGCCATATTACACTACGTTATTAACTCTTAGATTATTAGAATATGGATAACTCTTAAACATGTTATAATATTTAGCATACATAGCTTTTCTGTTTAATGCCCAAACCTTAGCTATTTCTGAGAAATTAGGAGTGTTAACAATAGTCAATGCATAATTTCTAGCAGCTCTTAGTTCAGCATTAATTAATTGATACTGAGTGCCTACATTAACATTGTCCATGAGTAAGTTCTCAATGATTCTTTTCTTTAGTGAATACTCATAATACTCATTGATCATAGGATGATCCACAACAATAAGATTGCCATGCTCATCTACCATATCAGCTTGATAATTGATGTACATGTTACCATCTTCAAAATTAGCATACACCCAACCATCTTTGATATAAGCTTCATCTTTATTATACCATCCTGGTGAACAAGCATTTGGACAATCTACATCTACAAATTGTGAGCTTCTAAATGTTACGGGAGAAAAAGTTCTATACTCTCTCCTAACTGTATTAACCATCTGAACAAGGGTATAGTCAGTACCACACTGAGTCATACAAGTAGTTTCCGGTGAGGTACCATTAACATCGCTGCATGTATTAGCTTCAATCCAGGGACGGTAACCCGGTACAATCTCTTGTACATTAGTTCCCTGTGGGGGAACATAGACTACGCTGTAATTACCGCAGATAAGAGCAAAGTTCATTACCTGAAAATCTTCTGGAAGTCTTGCTTTGCCTTTACATATTTCTAGAACAATCTCTCTAGTTCTTTGAATTCTAAGACCTAAATCATAGTTACACTTACGCGCAATCTTGATTAACTGACCAGGCTCAATGCTAGTATCAGCTGCTAAGTTTCTAAGATCCATCTTAACATCCTCAAGAAGAGAATCGAAGGTCCTGTATTTCAGGGTGTAGTTAGCATTCATGTACGTTCAATTATATAATTAAGATATGATATTTTTTTAAGAATTCTTCTAGGTTTACCTTGATAAAACTTATAAATCAATTTATCACGTTGAATTCCTAAAAAATCTTCAACTTCTCTTTTACTTTTAAAAGTTAAAACTTCACCAGACTCAATATTTGTTAGTATTACAGTTTTACCTTTTTGTCTAGTTCCAGTTCTTTTTCTCATAGTTTCTTTAATAGCATGAATGTGTTTATCTGTATAACTTCTTTTTTGCCCCCGTAGTTTAGAAATTCTAGCCTCAATCCATTCATCAGATTGTTTCTTTCCTTTTAAAGAAGAAGATTTACCTATTCTGTTTATTCTTTTCTTTTCTTTAGCTTCTAGTGTTAAGTTTCCTAAATCTTCTCCACCTTTAGTTAAATTATATCCTTGAGATCTAATGTATGTATTGTTAGATTCTATCCAAAACATTTCACATTTTTTTAATTCTTCTAGTAAACATTCCTGAATTAAAAAAGCTACAAAGCTTCCTTTTAAATAAGCAGCTTGCAGATATTCATTATAATGTTTTTTATTTTCCAAATCTTTTTGATGTTCTTTTATTCTTTTTAATATATTTCTAGACAATCCAATATATTTTTTACCGTTGTTTTTATTAAGTAAACAATATATTCCACATACATTATCTTGTATATTTATCAATTCCATTATCTTAGAATATTTTGTTTATCAGAAATATTAGTATCAACAGGAACTTGTAGATCTACCATGAGATCTTGTAGAACTTGTTTTTCAACTTCAGCAAAAAGATCATCTGGAATAGGTAAAATTTGATTCTGTTTGATGCTGCAAACATCATCTTCACATGTAAAAATAGAAATATCATCCTGAAAAATTCCTTCAATCATGATAGAAGGCCATTCTACATTAGGTAGATATAAATATCCATTCATGTACCAATAGTACTTTTGATTATTATACTTAAATGCTGTTGTCTTTGTCATAGAAACAAAAGCAGCCGGCTGAGTTCTGTATACCTCAATAGACCCATCTATGGATGAAACTGTTCTTATAAAGGGACCATAGGATCCTTCAAAAGGAATTGGAATTTTTTCTTTGGTCTTCATGATTTTACATGAATCCGGTAGAGACCCACAACAAGCTTCTATTTTGTTTGTTTCCACAAGCTCAACACAAGGAAGACTTCTAAACAAACTAGAAAACTTAAGACGGATGTTAAGGTTATCTTGACGTTTGATATAAAGTTTTGCATACTTTACAATCAAACTATAGATAAATCTATCAGTCATAAAGGCATCTTGCTTTGCTGCTTTTACTAGGTTTCTAACCCTTGATATGCTTTCTCCAATTGTAGTCATCAGTCTATATCAAATTCGTTATAATCTTTAATCTTCTCATTATCAGCACGTTGCTGTAAATCCTTCATAAAATTGATAGTATATAAATTAGAAACTTTCATTTTGTTTTCCATTTTTATATATCTATTCCAGTTATCAGCATATGTTTTAGAAACATATCGTTTAAAGTTTCTGCACGGTATGAACACCCATATCTCTCTATCTAATACTTTATACTTAACCGGATAGTTAGTATAAAATATTTTAGCAAGGGTTCCATCAGAGCCCAAATTATTGTTAGTTACTTTTAATCCATACTTTATGGATTTACCGTAATTAATGTTTTCTGTCTTTGAATTATTTGAAATACAAGTACCTACAAACAAATAACCCAATCCTTCCGGCAACTCCACGCCATCTCTATACTCAACCACACTCTCCCATATTCTTTTACTAGATTCTCTTATTATTTTTTTAAATGTAGAATAGTCTAACTTATCATATTTGGGATACTTTTCTTTAAACTGAGTCAGTAAATCAGGATTGAGTACATTATATATTTTTGGTCTATAACGTGGTGCTTTAAGATTTGGTTTTTTGAACTCTCTCATTATACTACAATTTAATGAATTTTAATCAATTATAAAAACAAATATAACAAAAAGCCTTGGTTTGTGCCAAGGCTCCTTGTAGATAATTCCGTTTAAACCAACAAAAACGGACTTATTCAATAATTTATTGGCAATATTTTTTCCATTGTGAAGTGTCTCCTGTAATAGAGACAGAATAACAGTTGCTTTCATCTTCACAAATAGTATTAACCCTGATTGCATATTCTGTGTTTTCAGTTAATCCTGAAATTGTAGCATATGTTGTTGTTTGCTCTGGAAGTGTACTCCATGATACAACAAGAGGATCATTTAGTTTATATTCTACTTGATATGCAAAAACAGTATCTACAGCACCCCAAGACACGCTAATGGATGTTTTCGTAATATATGTAGTATAGAGTGGAACAGCTGATGTACAGGCCATTGTTTTTATTTTAAATATTAATATTCAGGAATTTCTAAAGCTGCTGTAAGTGTAAAACCTACGTAAACATCACTTATGTTTGCAGCTAATGGAGAATTAGCTCTAGTATTTACCATACCAAGCTGTTCTGTTAGATTAGCTGATTCAATAGAAGCAATGGTACTATTATCAATTACCATCAAAGTATCATAAAGATATGTTCTATTAGGTTTATTACCAGAACTAATTACACAGGTTCCGTTTAAATCTAAAGTGTTTTTGTTATAAAGTCTAGTATTTACAAACTGCAGTTTACCATTGTCACCACCGTGGGTTATATTCCAAACAGCCGGCCTGTCAACAACAGTATTACTTGCACCTAGACCTTGTGTAACCAAAGCAGCATCTTTAACAACAATAGAATGCCATCCATTACCATTACCTAGTTTCACACAAGAACTTATACATTCAATGTTAGAAGACATATCACCTTGAAATATGATAGTTCCATAATGTGGTGTTGCACCCAAACCTCTATTACAAACAGCAAGACAGGAATTACCTTCTAATTTTCCATTAATGTAAACATTATTGCCCCCATCTATCCAAACGCAAGAAGAGATTATATCATCGCCTGTTTCTGTCATAGTTGGGTTAGTCTGTCTTATAACAGAGCTATTAACAATAATCTTATACCCGTCATTAGCTTGAAGACTTAATACACCGTCTAGATAAACACATGCTCTTGTAGTCTGGGAACCATTGTTTTCTATAATAGGGCAGTTTAAAATAATATTTCCTATCATAGGTGTAGTTGCACTAAATCCTCCAAATCTTACAATAAATCTTTGTGCTCCTGATATAATGTTGTTAATATTAATCATAGCATCAATGTTGTTAGAATTATCAATTCTAACCAAATGGGTATTTCCGGTACTTGTAGAAGTGATTTCATTTCCTTCAACCAATACTTTTAAAGATGGTGAAGAAATATCTTTGACATAAATAGCTTGATTAGCATTACCCATAATCTTATCAAACTGAAAGAAGATGTTATGAGTCGCTCCAGTACTGTTTATATTCAATGGAACTGATGTACCATTTAAAACATTAAATACAGCATACCCGTAAAATCTTAGATTTAATGAAGTATTTATTGTAAACCCACTATTTGTAAAAGATACCCCTGGTTTGCAATAAATATTTACATCACTTTTCGTAAGAAACACTTGTCCTATATTATAGTTACCTGCATTTAACACAACTGTGTCTCCGGGTACAGCAGCTGCATATGCTGCAGCAAATGTACTAAATGGTCTTACAAGACTGTATTTTTGAGCAGTTGCGTCAGTACCTAGTGAATCAACATACACTGTATAATTTTCACTTACAACAGCCTCAATTTCAACTTGACCTGCAGAAATATTACTGATTAAAGTACCATGACTAGCAATAATATCAAGTACAGTTTGACTAAGGTTGTTGATTGAATTTGTTTGGAGCAATACACCTCCACCTGCAGGACAATTACAACTGTTTGTATTACTGCATTCTGGATTTGTGATCATTAATACCAACTGTTGAATAATGTGCTCAAGTGAAACACCTGCTGGTAAATTAGCATCTAAAATTCCATTAGTAATAAAAACACAAGCTGCGTTTACATACTCACTGCATCTCTGTTTACATTCCGGCAAACAAGTATTTGTAACAGGAGTGGTATATGCACTGTCAGCACATCCACATCTAGTATTACTATTTCCACATTTATTACAATTCATATTTTTTTATATTATTGGCAGGTAACGAGACTTGTTTCACAATCAATAGAACGACCATTTTGTGTAGATGTAATTGTTGCTCTATAAACTGTACCTGATGCTAAACCTACAAAAGCTACTGATGTAGTGCCTCCGCCTGAAGTTGTAATGCTAGCACTATCCACAAACACATTAGCTGATGTATATAAATTAACAGTATACTGAGTAACAGCACTATTTAAATTCCACTGAACATTCATTTCGCCAACATTTGGAGAAGTAAAAAGCCACCCTAGGTAAGTGCACCAGTTATTATTATAAAATGCTAAAGAACGTGTACTATTACAAGTTAACGTACCATCTGTAAGACACAAAGAAATATCTACTTCATAATATACAGAATCTTGAGTCACTGTTCCTGCCGTACTCACATCTAAAGCAATATTACCACCTGAAGTTATTTCTGAAAGAACATCTTGATTGGTGAATGTAAAAGATGCACCAAAAGCATCTCTAACCACAATGTTAGTTCCTGTTGCTGCGCCACAATAATCAAATGCTGCTGGAACAGAACCTGTAAAGAACAAATCAATGTACTTAACTGCACGTATACCATTTCCGGTAAGAGACCAGATTATGTCATCACATGTTACTGCACAACATGCCAATAGATCTGCCTGTAAAGTTGAAACAGTAGAGGTAAGATTTTGAATTGCCAATCTTTGATCACAAATGATCAACCACAAATCTTGAACATTCTGTGCTAGATTCAGTGGTGAATTAATCCAACCGGGTAAACCTGCATATGTTCCTACTGATCCTAAAGTAGCATCAGCACCTGAAATACACTGATAAGATAGAGTTGTATTGATATCTACTGGTGTTCCGGTAGCTGTCCGTAAACTGCAAAAAGCAGTTTCAAAATCAGTCAAATAAACCTGAATTGTTTTAGTAGTATTGTTACCTATACAACCGGGTGTTGTGATGTTAACACTAGCCGGTGAACTACTGCAACAGTTATTTTCTATAAAAGTTACTCTAGTGTCTAGATCTTCTATAGAAGCTGTATTAGCAGCAATTTGTGTAAGTATTGTACATATTTCATTTCCAATTTTTACAACATAATCTTTCAAAGACAACGTGGTAACAAGATTCCCTAAGAAGTCATCTGTTTGAAAACAAGGCGCTATAGTAACAATACAATTATCTGGACAACCCCCTTGCTGTACAGGATCTACAGTTACATTCTCTAGCTCACAGATTTTATTTAAAATAAACTGCAAAAGCTCTTGAATGTCATTTACTGTAGGGCACAATGGATTAAAGCAAGAAAGGTCTAAAAGACTCATATCCAATTGATTAACAATTAGACAGAGACGTTCTGCCATTTTAGCTACAACATCACTTACTGAATCACCTTTGCATAGATTGATACACGGAATATCAGGACCCTGCCAGATCACACAGTTAGATGAAATAGGATTACATCCTGCTTGATTATCATTTGATTTTATTGGAAGTGCCATATCTATAATTTACTTAAATTTTATTCATTTTCAAAACATACTGCCAAGTTTCTTGAATTAAGGTTCTGGACAGGGTTCTGGACAAACTATATCAACAGGAGGAGTACAAAAACCGGTTGGATTAATCTTATTATATCTAGACAATTCATGTTTTAACCAAATTTTATCTAAATCTAAATACTCACAACAATCTTTAATCCCATAATACATGCTTGTATATAACCTATAGTAACTCTGGGCAAAACTAATTGTATCTTTAATTTCACATTCAGTATCAGTTACTCTATAAAAAATCTTAACTGGTTTTTGAATAGACTTAGGAATCTCACAACAAGTAGGATCATCCGGTGGTGGTGTACAACATTCGCAATCTTTAAAAGCATTGGTTACTGTGTAATAGTCACAAGGACAAAAACCTACTCCTGAATATGGACCTAAAACCTGATAACAATTGCCAGGGTATTCTGATATGTTTACAACAGATCCTACATAAAGTGCTAGATCTGAAGAAGTTATCAATACAGTATCTGGAGATTGTACAATTTCATCAAGAGGCAACTCATCATTAAAAACACTTGGATCAGCTGAGCAATTCAGTAATACAAATGCATTTGATACAGGACAATCTTCTAAATCCGTTGGTGTTACATACTCTAAAGGTAAAGTAAAATATACACCGGATGTGTATGTGCTAGACATACATTCAATACAGTCTACTCCAGGAGAAACATCATTTGAAAAACAAATGTCAACAACAGTATAGTAAATATCCGGGAAGTTAGCTGGATCTGTTATTTGAACTACAGTTCCCAGCAATGCTGACCAAAATGGTTCAGTTGCCGTATCTTCTGATGCTGTACTTCTAGTGTAAGCAAATTCTTGAGTACTACAACTTTGAAGAATTATACAATTTTTAGTTGCCATTATGTGCAGGATTTAGTTATACAACACTCACAATCTGGATATACTGTATCTACAGTTATATCATATATAACAGTAGCACATGACTCTACTGAAAAAGAAACGATATTTACCCAATAAGATGTGTACGGACAATCTACATCTGCACCAGAATACCCTACAAGAGTAGATGTGGTTTGGTTATTTAGCTCCCATCTGCTAGTTGTATCATTCCAATTTAACAAATAAGTGTTACCACCATTTGTAAAAGCGTATTGATTACGGTTATTTAAAAGAATACCTGTAGCCTGAATAGTAGTTGTAAATGGACCGGCACCTAAATTACCTGATATTTTTATACATTCACATGTAGGAAGACCTACAGAAAAACATATTCCTGGATATCCTACAATACTTATTGTTTTATTTAATACAGCCTGAAGATCGGAATCAGAGATAATAAAATTACTGTCATTAAAACAGTTGTTTAATTGATATTTAGGTGGGTCACATTCTACACAAGACCCAAAAGA